TCCTCGGGTAAAACCGAGGTTTTTCTATTCTGGGTGAACTCTCCCCCTCAAGTCTTTAATGGTAAATTAGAGACTTTTAGGTTATTATCATTCTACCATATCGATACAAGGATGAGGAAGCTTTTTCTGTAATTACGTAGAATATACTGCTTGTAACAGAGTACGAATGTTACAGAAATGAAACCGATATTATTTAACAGAAAACATAATAAAGCAAATATCTGCTTATAGGGTGATGCGTGAGGATGATATAATATTTCTATAATGAGGCTATGAAAATAGCCCCCTTATGCCGACTAAAGCAGGTAAGGAGACTACTATGAACAAATATATCATAAACAAACCCGACGGTAACAAGACACCAGAGTATAAAGCGTGGCAAGGAATGAAAGATAGGTGTTATAATCCTAATTCTCATAAATATAAATGGTACGGTGCAAGAGGTATCACCGTTTGTGAAAGATGGAGAAATAGTTATCATAACTTCATAGACGATATGGGCCTTAAGCCGGGTAAGAAATTAAGTCTGGACCGCATAAACAACGACGGTAATTATGAGCCCAGTAATTGTAGGTGGACTGACTATAAAACTCAAAATAATAACCAGCGTAGAAGACAAAAAAGAGTCAGTTAGGGGTGGGTGCCAACTGACTCTTTTTATATTGGATCTAAGTAGTTTACAAGGATTGATCTATGATTAAAGAGATTATCGTCTACCCAGATCCAACTATATGTATTATATCAGACAGTTTCATATTTTCATATTGCATATTGGCTGTGGTTATGCTACTATGGAGACAAGATCAAATTACAAGGAGATCAAGTGAAATATGAACGATAAGAAAAACAGTGACGAGTTTGAGATTGCGTTACGTAACGTCATAGCGGAACTTAAAGCACCTAAGGGACAATATAACTCATTTGGTAAGTATGCCTACCGTAATGCAGAAGACATACTAGAGGCGGTAAAGCCGTTGCTTCATAAGTACAGTCTTCGTATGAAGATATCGGATACGATTTATAATCAGGGAAATCGTTACTATGTGGAAGCTACTGTGTCTGTGAGTGGTTTTAATACTTTTGTAGAAGCAACAGGAGTTGCTCGTGAAGCAGAGTCTAAGAAGGGGATGGACGAAGCCCAGATAACAGGTGCAGCAAGCTCATACGCCCGTAAGCACGCCCTAAACGGTATGTTCTGTATTGATGATACCAAAGACGCAGACAGTAACGAACAACGTGAACAGATAAAGAATAAGCCAGCTGAGAAGTCAGTTTATATTACAGACGAACAAAGAGTAAAGATAGCTAAACTATTTTCATTACAGGGTGTACTCACAACTGAAATGCCAACCATATTGCAAGAACACTACAGTATTAACCCAGGTGATGACATTACCTACTTGAGAGCAGAAGAAATAATAAAGGATCTAGAAAAGTGAGTCCAGAGTCATTAGAAAAGATAGAACAGATACTAGTAGGAATTGACAAGGATGACTTTGAGTTTGCTGGTGGTTGGTGGGAAACATCGACAGGTGCAGAATTTGGCGCAAAGATTAAATCGGAAATAATAGATTTCATTAATAAGGAGTCAATTAGAGCACGGATCAATCAGATGCATGTTGAACAGGACGCATATAGTAAAACACTCGATTTGTTTAGATTACGACATGCAAGTATAAACCTACCTTCTGGACTCACTTTAGGATTCCAGAAGAGAATGAATGATTTAATAAAGGATTTGGAGAAATAGAAATGCAGTTCTTAATAATATTAGTATGTGCAACTATAGGATTCTGGAGTGTTTGGTTCTTCCTCAAGTTAGTATGGGAGCCAGGTAACACTGAGAGTCTAAAAATGAAATCCCATATTCGTGATTTAGAGTGGAGGGGCGAACAGATAAAGGCAGGTATTAATCCTGACGGTATGCCCTATGATTACGATCACTCTAGCGATTACCATAATCGCGGATGCACATGCGAACAATGTGAACGTATAGAACCACAGAATAGATATAAGATTGAAAGAGATGCTAAAAAATTAAAGAACCTATTAGGAGAATAAATGAAAACAACAATTAAAGTAGAGCAACCAGAAGAGCAACCATGGATATTTATAAAGGATCCATTCAAAGAAAACACGTGGGTATTTATCCCCTTCTAGCATAATGATTAGAAATTTATTTAAGAGGTACGCTATGAGCACTCAGCAACGTGATTCTAAAGGAAGATTTATTAAAAAGGAGGACAAGATGTCAGAACTAAAATTTAAACTAACAAGTGAAAGTAAGATCAACGTATTTGGATACAAACTATTTCGCATTGAGGCTACGGTGGATATTCCAGCTCGTGGAGTTAAAAAGGGTGAAAAAGGTGGATGGGTAGAATCAGAAAGGGTCTATGGCGATGCTCGGGTCTATGGCGATGCTTGGGTCTCTGGCAATGCTCAGGTCTATGGCGATGCTCGGGTCTATGGCGATGCTCAGGTCTATGGCGATGCTCAGGTCTATGGCGATGCTCGGGTCTATGGCGATGCTCAGGTCTATGGCGATGCTCAGGTCTATGGCGATGCTCGGGTCTCTGGCAATGCTTGGGTCTCTGGCGATGCTCGGGTCTCTGGCAATGCTTGGGTCTCTGGCGATGCTCAGGTCTATGGCAATGCTTGGGTCTATGGCGATGCTCGGGTCTATGGCGATGCTCAGGTCTATGGCGATGCTCAGGTCTCTGGCGATGCTCGGGTCTCTGGCAATGCTTGGGTCTCTGGCGATGCTCAGGTCTATGGCAATGCTTGGGTCTCTGGCGATGCTCAGGTCTATGGCAATGCTCGGGTCTATGGCGATGCTCAGGTCTCTCTTAAAAAGAAATACACTAAAGGTTATTTCCTATCCTCAAGTGATGGCACGATAACTCCAACTATTATCGACCAGTCAAAAGAAGATGGATTCAGTAGCGGGAGAGACTACAAAAATCTATTAGTCATTGGTGATTATGAAATCGAAGACGTCGATAAAATAGAAAAAGAAGAAACTACTATTAATATAGGCGGTAAAGAGTATGAAGTTACTGAAGAACTAACAGAAGCTCTTAAAAACTTGAAGGAGAAGAGATAGGTGGTACAAACAAAAGCAGGAGCCGCTAAGGCAAAGAAGACGCATATAGAAAATCTTGGTTCGTATGAGGCCTACGTGGAACATAGGAGACGGATTGGTCACAAAGGGGGCTCCGTTAAGGGGACCAAAGGTGGATTTGCCGCATATAGACCGTGTGAATGCAAGTTAGTGTATGGCAAACATCACAAGGCTCAGTGTGCAGGTGCTCGTGGTGGAATGATCTCACGAAAAGGCAAGAAGAATGCTGAAAATAGTTAAAGCCTTCTTTAAAGAAAAAGAAGAAATACTTCCAGAAGGTACAGAGTTCCACGTCAAAGTAGACGAGGATGAACAGTACAATCTTTGCTATGACAGACGTAAAGATGCTCTCGTCTACAAACAGATTATTAGAAAATCCAAACCTAAACTGCATGGACATATCATACGTACAGAGTTTACAGATGGGTTTATAACGGATACTAAGGAAGTATTCTGATGGATGATCTGGACAGTAGCATACTAGAAATAGTTAGTGAATTCAGTGGAGATTACGTATATGGCGCTGACGAAGATACCCTTATAAGGGAGATGAGGCAGGCTTTTGTGGACGCTGGATGGATGAACATGAGACCGCTTCGTGATAAGTGGTCTGAATTAGACAGACTTTTCCAGGGAGATGAACCGGAAAAGGAGAGTAACCTGATGAGTGGTCAAGAATGGTTTGATGCATTCCTCCAAGAATCTCCCTCATGGTCAGAACTAGATACTACAGCTAAATCATTCGAGAAAGTATATATTAACGTAGCTAAGAAAGTAAGTGGTGTGGAAGATGTTTGATAAATTTATGAATCCTAAGGATAGGGCTTCAGTGGCAGTGGACACCTATCTTGAAAGAATGGAAAAGGCATTAAAGATCAAAAAGCTAGCAAAAGAACTAGGCGAGTCTGTATTTGACAAAGAAATGACGGAAATGATAAAGACCTTAGTTCATATGACTACTATTGAAGCTAAGGAGGGTGTAAGGGAATATGAGGAAGAATCAAATGTTTGATTCTCTCATCAATCCCACCTTGCTAGATTCTATGCTCTTAGACTGGCAGATATACCAAGCAAAGAATAGTGTATGGAAAAAAGAGATGCTATGGAAAAAGTGGTTGAGATCATGAGCTTTCGTAACACATTCATCACACAGTTTATATACGAAGATAATAAAGAAGATCTTAACGAACTAATTGATGTTTTAAAAAAGAACTTTGATTCGGTTCTTCCAAGTTATACAGACACAGGATATCTCACCCATATTGTTATGAGATCACGCGATCTTGATGATTTTTCTGTCGAGCATAGTGAAATACCTGACATGTTGAAAGAGGGCCACGGTATACTTAAAGGTGATTTAGATATTGTAGCTGCATGGGAATGTGATGACACTTCTAACCCACGACAAAGAGTGTTCACTATTAAAGGACGTGGCGATATTACTCGTCTCGAATATATAGATAAACAATCGTAATGCCAATAGCTAATAGAATACTATGTACAGAATGTGGAAGTAAGTTTCACTATCAGACGTTTTGTCCTTACAAGAAAAAGAAACCTATTCCAAAGATAGGTAAAGAGACAGAACTCTACAATACATTCAGAGATACTATTGCAAAACCCTATCTTGACGAGAAGTATGGTCATATATGCTCTGTAAAGGAATGTGGAATGACAGAAAGGTTGGAAGTCGATCACGTAAAAACTAGAGGAGCACATCATGAGTTGAAGTTTGAACTTAAGAACCTCAGGTACCTTTGTCATGATCATCATAGATTACAAACGGATGGAAAATTATGAAATGGCGCAGGAATAAATCTCTCGATCATAAATTCAAAAAGGCTCAGCTCATCAACAAATACGGCAATTTATGTTGCGTTTGCAATATACCATTCAACAATATGAAAGATATTACTATAGACCATTGGATACCTCTTAGTAAGGGAGGAACAGACGATATTGATAATCTAAGGTTAGCGCATCGTAAATGTAACACTTTAAAAGCCGACATTTTACCTGGAAGCAGTAAATATCAGTTAATAATTGGGAAAATAGTAGAAAAACCTTGATTTATTATACTGCTTGTGCTATACTGAAAGTATCAATCGGTAATACAAGGATTGATACAGAAAAGTGATAGGATGCAGAGTCCAACGCCACACCAAGCTATAAGGCAAATCGCTTACACATTAACAACTCAATGGCTCCTACCTGGACAACAATCCCAGCTGAGTGTGAAATCCACTCCAAGCACTGACAGGCGAAATGGCGATAATGTGTTTGGGTAAAAGCCATTGAGTTACAAACATTAAAAATCTGAGTGTAGTAGTGCTGGTAATAAACGATCTGATACCGGAGGATAGTAAGTCTGTTCAGGGAAAGTCGTAACTTACTTATTACCAGCACTACTACACTCAACACAAACGAGGAGATTCATATGTCCGAACAAGAAGCAAAAGTACGTAAACAAACTATTAGTACCCCATGGTACAAGAAAGCAGCACTTCCGTGGTTAATCATTGGATTCATAGTAACAGCACTGACATTTACCGTCTTTGGGTGGAACATGCGTGAGACTATGAATACTAAAGTAGCAGCAGAAGCAAGTCATCTGGCCTCTTTAGGAAGCAAGTAGTAACCCGTGCCATTACTACTTTGCCTGTTAAATGGGCACCTCATATAGCTCTAGAGACAATAGTAGAGCCTACAAGTACATATAGTAGACCACAGATTGCAAGCATTACCCCTGTAGTGTCTATGGATGATTCAGACAAAATGTTCATCTATATGCATGAATCAGGGAATAATCCTGCAAGACGGAACAGTTATGGATGTGTGGGATTAGGCCAAGATTGTAATGGAATAATAGATAAGATATGTCCATCGCTTGACTATACTTGTGAAGATGACTATTTCACTAGTTATATGCTTAAAAGGTACGGTAGCTGGTCAGCAGCAAAATCATTCTGGCTATCTAGGGTTCCTATAAACGGTAAAGATGTGGGAAATTGGTGGTAGAATATAAGAGATATGTAAGTGGAAGAAAAGTCCTATGACCTAGTAACTCGCGTTCATGTGAAAGCCATGTCTTATATATCCCAGCAATCAGGCAAAGAATCACCGCTTGTAGTCTGCTCTTGCTAGAGTTTGTACACAGTTTATCCACCATATTGCGTAAATGGTGGATTTTCTATATTAAAGGTACTTTACATAACCACAGCCAGTATGATAAGATATTTATAGATCAAACATTACAAGGAGATCATATGAGTAAATCATCAAGTACAATCAAAGCTAAACCATTTGTACAGGAAAAAGAATCTGACAAAGCTGCTAAGAAACTAGAAGAACGAATCGAGTACAAACTTAACATCCAACGTAAGACAGACAAGGGATACGATATACGTCGAGCACTTCAGATGAAGAGCTTTGGAGGAATCTATGAGTAGTCTAGAGCTCAACGAAGAAGAGATGCAGTGGGCCGAGCACATCCTAAAAGCAGTAGATCTCATCCCCAATGTGAGTGACAGTTACAAAGAGGCCATTATGGAAGCTATTGAATGCATAGCATATAGTGCTTACATGAGAGGAGGCGAAGATAAGTGAGCGACATGGACGAAATGATCGAAGAAGGAATTATACTCGATACAGAGGCAGAATTAGAAAAGAAACTAAAGGAACAAGATTGCGATGGATAAGGACGACTCAGAATATGTAGACAGCATTGTGGATACGGCAGCGCAGGACATACGCCACTACTTCGACCTTACAGACGAAGAGACGCTTGCTGCAATTCGTAACAGTTTAGATAGACTAGAAGCAAAGATATGAGCCCGCAAGACGTACTATTAGATTTCATGAAGGGATTAGATCCATACAACCTTTCAGCTTTGATAGTAATAACCTTTGCACTGATAATATTAGTTGGTTCTCTTCTTCACTACTTTATTGAAGAGTGGGAGCTGCGTAAATTAAATAGGAAAGATAAGTCATGAGTAGACGAGTAACGCTTACAGCTACGCAAATAGAATACATCCTCTATCTCATTGGGAAACATTCATACGATCAGGGAAGTCACATTACCCCATTTACCAAAGAAGGGGTTCGTGTCTTGAAAGACAAGATGAAGAAGTCTCTTGCATTACTTGAAGGCAGACTCGATATCCACCACCCTACTACAAAGGAGAGTAAATAATGAACAATCTACCAACCACATTTGAAGACCTGCTCAATCTCCTAAAAAAGTTTGTTGATAAGGCGAGTGACCAAGAGTTTAGAACATATGACCCAGAAACGATTGGTGAGAATATTGTTGCACTCCTAGAACAATATGAAGTAAAGGAGAATAAATAAATGGATACAGAACTTAAGGATCTCTACCAAGAAGTTTACAAGCACACTGGATGGGGCGATGAACCAAATCTTCCAGAAATGGTATTTGATTGGACTCTTCCTGATAATCCAGTCCCCCAATACACTTCAGATTACATACTGAATAGGCTTCAACGACAGGGTTTGATACTCCACTTCGAGGAAGTACCTATAGGACAGAAGTTATGGTATGCAGAGATCGAGCATTCAAACTATTCAGGAGTATCAGATGCTCCGTTAAAATCTCTTTTAAAACTAGTCCTATCTTTATACAACGCTAACCTACTCCCCCATGAGGAGAAAGAGTGATGAGCAGGATATCAATGTCAAAGTCTATCTTTTGGACGACAATTATTACTGGTGCTATTAGAGATGGGTTTACCAATGATAGCAAAACTGATGTGTGGTTAATGGTATTTATAGGATTATTTGCTGCCCTTGTTGCGAATATTATCTTTGAGAGGAGCAAGTAATGTCTAGTAATACGGAAGAGCTACGAAATAAGATCCGCAATACATATTTAGATTATGGGAATGATCTTTTAGTATCCGGTGGATCACTCGACCCTCACGTTGATGAGGCTATGCAACTGTTCCTCCAACACGAATCCACCCTAAAGGCTGAATATGAGGAGAGGATACGGGAGGCAAGAAACGACGAACACAACCGTTGGAAAGTTATAGCTGAAGAGATTGTCAGAAAAGACGGTGTCTATAGGGCTGTCAACTATCTCAATAAGCGAGCGCAAGAACTTGATCAGTTAGAGGAGACAACCAAATAATGCCAACTACACAAGAACCCTCAAAGGGAGAGATGCAGGAGAAGACGGCATACATGCCACAGTCTCAAACGGTTGAATGGGAAACGCCACAAAATCTATTTGATGAGTTAAACGAGGAATTTGGCTTCACAGTAGATATTGCAGCGTCTGCTCTTAATGCGAAAGTATTTCCTTATTTCGACAAGAACACTAATAGTCTTGAACATCCTCTTTTATGGGATCATCAAATCGTTTGGTGCAACCCGCCGTATGGTCGTCAGATAAAAGATTGGGTAAAAATGGCGTCAGAAGCCAAGAACTCCATTGTTGTGATGCTCGTGCCCGCTAGAACTGACACTAGATGGTTTCACGAATATGTTTATAAGAAACAAAATGTAGAGGTCAGATTTATTAAGGGAAGATTAAAGTTTGGTGGCGAAAAGAATAATGCACCATTTCCAAACATGATAATCATCTTTAGTCCCACCCAGGGAGACAGGAAAAGAAATGAGTAGGTACAAAGTAAAGAAACTCGCATTACAGACTGTCATAGTAATAGTCGCCTTCGCCCTATCAACATATGGCATAATCGCTCTATTTAGGTATGCAGACGAACAAGCAGCTAAGCTTCCTCCATGTGTGCCACACACGGTTAAGTCAGTGCAGCTAGGTGTAGGAGGGGTAAACATAGAGTTATATTATACGACCTTTACGGATGGGACTGCATACACATTCCAAGAGCCTAGAAACATACCGGCTGTTGGTCAGACGCAATGTATGGACTATTGGGAATAATTATTAATAGCACACAGGAAGAAAGATAATGAAAAACGCTGAGGAAATGAAAAAAGCCATTGCAGCCTTCGAAGCAATGGAACCTGAATATAGAAGTGCTACACTTTATGCGCTATTGGTTAGTGAAACAATCAGCGTAGACCAAGCAATAACCAGCTATACGAAAAGTGTCGAAGAGTTTAAACGCAATGCACAGTACGACATTAGAGTGTTAGCAGAATGCGGTCTTAATCTTAGTGAAAAGCGATTCTCAAAGATAAAGGATATCAAGAGCGACCAGCGACGACATGTGGCAATTGCTCAAGCGGCCACTCTCCTCTCTGTTCCTGTATGGAGCGATAAGTACATGAAAGAGCTGAAATCACATTTGAACGTAGATGAAATTAATAATAAGTGGTACGAGAGGTCATGGAAGCTCAAAACGGTAAAGGAGAAAGATAATGAGTAAAGTACTGGAAGAAACTCGACAAGAATATGCGTTGGAAGAAGCCGGAAGAAAATGGTACCAAAGACGACCAAGAGGTGATGCAATGTTGTATTTGGGTGCTAGGTTGCGTGATGCTGAGAACGATAAAAAGAGTGCGGAAGCTCTTGCAGCCGCGACTGAAAGTGCTGCACTAAAAGTTATTGGCAGCTACGATACAGAGGCAGCGGCGCAGTTTTATGCAGAAGTCAAAGCCCTGAAAGGCAGGTACCTATCATGACCCAAGGAACAACACAAGGAGAGAGTACTGTGTTAAGCAATAAAATAGAGAAGTCTATTAGAAACTATACACGTAATATCACAGGTAAAGAGGTAGAAGACATACAAACGAAGCTTTTGTCTCAGCCGATAAAGCAGCTTGAGTATGTAGTGGAACATATTATTTCTGACGTGAAGCTTGAGTGTTCAGACCATACAGAAGATAACAAGATAATGTTCTCATTCACGAGAAAGAATTATGGATATATGATGGCTACACACGCATTCCACCTACTTGGTGATATAAGCAGTGGCGAACCTGACCTATGCAGTATTTACGGTGAAACAAAAGGCTATTACATAGGTAGTTGGATCACTGGCTATGGATTTTTCAACGTTATGTTCCCAAAGAGCACCACACGACCATTAAATGATGATGAAGTTGATTATTGGAGTGGGAGACATGTGGCCATTGGTAGCCAACCATCTTATGGTTTCAATATTGACGACCTAAAAGCAAGTCGGAAGATTTGTGAGGCACAATCATGACAACACAAGGAGAAGAGGATGTTTAAAATAGCAGGTGTCTATCACTCGAAACCTATATTGCCAGTAGGAGCGAAGATAAAGTTCCCTAATGAGAAGCAGCGGTATACAGTACGAGCTTCTAACGCCGCCTACACTATAGTCACCAAGCCGTTTAATGCGCAAAAGACCGTCCTATATTCCATACTTGACTTTCATGAAGGTGTGCGTGGACCAGAAGACTTAGTTCTTGGTATGGGAGCAGAGACTGACGAACAAATAGCGGAGATGATGATTCGGCTGACGAACAGAGGTAGCGAGATCTCTCACAGACACCGCGTAACTCTTGTTATCGAATCTATTGAGTACCCTGACGGAAGCATTGATAAGGAGACTCTATGACAACACAAGGATTAGAAGAGCTACGAACGATTATACGGAGAGAGGTCGTCAAGGCGCAGTACGGAACAATCGGCGAACTAACAGATGAACTCGTAAAATCTATGTCGGTAGAACTCACTAAAGCACGTTTAGATGGTGCCAAGAATGTTCAGCGGATGATAAAGAACAGCCCTGACCCAAGAACAGACATTGAAAAATATATAAGGAGATTAGAAGATGGATCAAACTAAACTTATTAAAGTCATTAACACTTACTATCAAGAAAAGGAAGATCGAGCTTTTCCAGATATACAATCTGGACTTGTTTTAGAGCTTGAAGACGGTCGTTTACTCACTCATTCACAAGATGGCTATGTTATTCCTTTTAGTGTAAGCGACACCCTCACCACCGAACTTAACCGGGAGAAGCTATGAGTTACTTTTACGAATGGAGAACATTAGTTTTTAAGCATCTAGCAGGACCATTGATCGAGGTTTGTTCACACAGCTTTCCTTTCCATAAGCCTATTGATGGTTATGATGTGCGGGTATGTGAGTATTGTGACGGACTGTATTTAGGACATAAAGCCAAGGAGGAATCAAAATCATGAATAAAGAAATACTATCTCTACCTGTTCCTTATACATTAGAGATGGATGGTACAGGGTCATTCATTGCGTATTGGCGACCCGTAACGAAAAGCCCCGAACTTCCTGATTATCTTGAGGGCAGAAGCGGAAGCAGTGGGATAAAGGCTCTTGAAAGATTGTACGGACAACTACTGACGTATGGAGTTGTTAGATCATGAGTGAATCTTTAGAGAAAGAACTACGAGCAATGCTTGTTACATTCGCCCTAGAATATCACCGCACACTGTATACGCCACTTCGTAGTGAGGATAATCTAAAAATACAGGCATCTAGAGAGAATCTATTAGACCATACGGTCAAACAATTCCACTCTCACATGAAGACAGCCTTTGATGAGGTAATTGGCGAGAATGAGGACGATAGATGGGTAGATATTAATGGGAATACCGTTCAAAGTTGGGAAGATGCGATCAATAAAGAATCTCGCAATGATCTGAGGAAAGAACAGCGTACCAGAGCTGCTAAATACCTATCCACTATACAAGTTAAAGGGGGTGTTAAAGTTGAACCACCCCTAAAGAGGAAGGTGAATGATGAGTGATATAAAATACGGATATCTTATTAATCATATAAAGAATAGGAAGAAGAAATGAACTGGTCAAACTTTCTATGGATGATAACAGTGGGTATTGCTCTATTTACCACTTTGATAGCTGCCAGCACATCAAACGATTATAATGGTGTACCTAGGTATAAAAAGGTCTCTCTATGCGTATTACCCATAGTTGCTATCCTCTCAGCAGCTTTTGCAGCGGGGTTGAGTAGATGAGTGGCGATATGACAGTTCTTGAAGCAGTAGGCGGGACACTAGGTGCAATAGTAGGTATATTCTTCTTCTATTGTTTTATATGGTGGTTTTTCTACCCAAATATAGGAACTGTTTGCGATGAATCAAATGTGGTTAAAAGTATAGTTCTTACCGGCCATTCTTGGGGAGAAGATGATTATAGGACGACGTTTACAGATGGTATTCAAGCTAATACTGGATATCATAAAATTGGTGATACCGTGTGTTTGAAGCAATCTGCAAAGCTGTTTCCTTGGTAGTAATTCACCGTTCAAGTGCTATAATAAAGATACGTAAGCGCTGTGAAAAGCGTCCAGTAATCTAAACAATACTGGAGCAAGGGAGTTTAGGCCTCAATACTTATACGTCACACTGTTACATGAGGATGCACTAACCATCATACCAACTCATCTAACAGATCATCATCCTCTATTAATTTAGGGGATGTTTTGTTATACTGAGAGCACAAGTAAGTATCTAGTTTGGGCATAGATATTTGGTCGCTTGTAAATTCGTCCTTCGGTCTAAGACAGAAAACTCCGTTTGTACAGCGGAGTTTTCTGTTATTATAGAAATAGGTATATCGCGGTATCGAAGGGGATACGGAGCTCTGCCTATACAATTAGATATACGAGACAACAATTGATTGTCTTTTTTGCTTTAGAGGTATATAATAAATAAGGTTCTTACAATAAACTAGCCGTTAGACCGTGAGTTTGTAAGCTTGCTAGTGAGTCATCCCAAGTTAATCACCATGACCAGATAGTCCTAAGGTTTCGACCGAACGATGATGCTGGTCTTTTTCTTTATTGGATGGTATACTTTGTATATTAAACAAGCAATCTTAACAGGTAAATAACAGGTAACGTAGAATGCCATTTCCTAACGAAGAGACACAGTTCCAAAAAGGTCAGTCAGGTAACCCAGCAGGAAGACCGAAAGGCGCTATTAGCCTTAGTACTCGTATACAGAACATGCTCAATGATGAGCGTTTCACCCCTGAGAATGTAAGTGAGTTCGTTGATACCCCAATGGCTGCTATTATCGCCACGGCTATTAAGAAATCAAGCGAGGGCGATGCTAAATGGGCTAAGTGGCTATCGGATGCCGGATACGGGCAGAAGATAGAAATGGAACACAGTGGTGAGATAGGTCAGGGCAATGTTGATCCACAGTTGGCAGATCAATTCAATGAATTTGTAAAGAACAACACTATTGGGGGAAAATGAGTCAGTATAACAATGAAGATCTCATGGCGTCTTCAGTTTTGGCATGGATACTACTCAATAAATTCGTCAATGAAAACTTGAAACCAATTGAGTTTACTAATCATAGGTTTCTAATAGACTATATGATTGATCAGTCACCTGTTAAAGTAACAATAAAAGCGGCACAAGTTGGCCTTACAGTAGCTGAGACATTGGATAACTTCTATCTTGCTCACTTTAGAGGAATGAATGTTATACACACACTACAGACTAAGGATGTCATTAAGGGATTCGTTTTTCCTAAAGTTAATCCGATAATTAACAACAACCCAGCTATAAAGAAGTTGGTAACGATAGACTCTGAGGGCCTTAAACAAGTTGGTAATTCGTTTGTGTACTATCGTGGTGCCAACGCTGAAAGCCAAGCGATTAACATCTCAGCTGATGTATTGAAGATAGATGAGTATGACCGCTCTAATCCTTTAGTCGTAGCAATGTATCCATCGCGTCTTGATGCTAGCGAGTTTGGATGGAAGCGTTACTTCTCGAACCCAAGTATGATTGGATTCGGTGTTGACGCGATGTATAAGAAATCCAATATGTTTCACTGGTTCATCACGTGCAGCCATTGCCACCACAGAAGATGGATAGATTTTGAGCCTACTGATGATTTAAATCATTATGTTGACAGAGAAAAGGTAATCTATGCTTGTGGTAATTGTCATAAGGAAATATACGACAATGACAGAAGGAACGGTGAATGGGTGGCCAAGTATCCTAACAGGGAGTGGCATGGGTACTGGTTTTCCCAATTGATGGCTCCATGGAAGTCTGCCCGTCAGATTATTGATAAATATGAGACTGAACCAATCGATGTGTTTCATAACATGACACTTGGGAAAGCATATACACCTAGTGATATGATCGTAGACCGTGCTGCTATCTTGAGAGCGTGTGCGCCTTCTACGATTAAGAAGTTTAATGTTTCCATTGGAGTAGACCAGAACGTAAACAACCAGATATGGGTTGCTGGCACACCAGATGGTATTTTTGCGTATGGTAAATACAGCAGCTGGGAAGAGATAGAGCGACTTAAACTTATGTACAAGGCTGTGGTAGTGTGCGACCCTAACCCATACCCAACCAAACCTAAGCAACTCGCAGATAAGTACAACGACTTCTATTTGTGCTACTTTAAGATCCAAGAAGGCATGCACATCATTAAATGGAACAGACAAGTGGTGTATGCAGATCGTACCCGATTACTTGACATGGTAGCAAATGATATTGTGGAAGGTAAAATGCTGTTCAGACAACGTCCATCTGAACTTGAAGAATACATCGCGGACTGGGGAAACATCTACCGTACAACTGTCGAGAAAGAAGACGGCCGCAGTAAGAGTGAATGGCTTAAAAAGGAAGGTAAGAACTCAGACTATTCCTTCGCTACAGCTTATATGAGGATAGGTCTATCTAAGATACTTGGATCAGATAGCATGCTACTCGAACCAAACAACACGAAGTCGGGTATTATCGGTGATACTACCCTAGGGAATCTCATTAGCGAAACACTGAGCGAACTCGATTCATAGCCTACCTCTGTAACAAAACCTTCCTATTCACATGAAAGTAGGTTAGAATAAGGCCATGAGAGATGTGATAGATGGTAGATACAGAATACTTGTGACATTAAAGAAGTCAGATCGTATTAAGTACTACGACTTTCACTGTTTTCTTTGCCAGATGAAAGTGATAGAGATATCCGGTTCTGAGATTAGAGCTTTCGACGACGCAGCAGATGTGTATGTAAAGATTACCAAAGGTGTTAGATGCCCTGGCAGGTTCCGTGGTGGCCACTGTAACGCTTGGTACTATTTTGAGGATATGAAGTAATATGGAACCCTCTATCGGTCAGAATAACGCATATACACAGAGGTTCACTGACCTCTATCTTCCACCTGAGGACTATGAGGCATTTAACCTTGCGTTACCAGATGAGAAACTAAGGCAAATGCTTGTTAAGTCTCTTGAAGACAACCGAGCACACTGGAACCAGAAGCCATGGTCACTTGAGGAAATCGATAAAGAGAACGTTAACTACTTCTTAGGTGAACAACTTAACGAAACTGAGTACGTCAAGGGCGATGTCAGATACAAAGACAATCGTCTATTTCCTGGTATTCGTGCAATCCTTGCCTATGCAACAGGTCAGCTCACTAAGCCTGAGCTAACACCAAGTCGATCAGATAACATCTATTTAAAAGGTGCCCGTGATCTTCAAATGGCTCTCTACCAGCACTCCCTAGACGAGAAAGCAGATAGAAAGTTCCGTGCTGCTACAATGAATCTTGTTATTAGAAAACGCGCATATATTAAGTTACGCTGGGATCCCAACGCTGGTGTAGATGGAGATATTGTCAGTGAAGTATGTAACCCAGAAGACATTATTATCGATAGAAACGCTAAGTATCTCGATAATCCTAACGTTATTTATCATCGTATCCGTTGCTCAATAGATGAGTTATGTGCAAGATTCCCAGGTAAGAAAGCTGACATACTCGCAGCGTTTGGTATTGTTCAGGGGCGTTACTCTCAAATGTCGAAGTACGTTACTTACTTCGAGGCATGGTTTACCTATATTGATGGTGGGAAACCACGTGAGGGCGTTTGTTGGTTCCTACCAGAACAAGAAATTATCCTAGACAAGCAGCCAAACCCAAACTGGATCTACACAGGTGATGATAAGAAGGATCGCAAGAAGAACCTACTCGCCTGTCCTCCTAAACCTTTTGTTTCGTTTAACTACATGAACATGGGCGAATCTTATATCGATGAAACATCTCTCTTTGAGCAAGCTAAACCTCAACAAGAGATGATTAACCGTCGTGGTCGTCAGATCATGGAGAACGCAGACTATGTTAATGGTCGCTGGGTAGCGAGTAAAGATGCCTTTAACGAAGAAGATGCACAAAAGCTCATAAACAAGGGGCCTAAGACTGTCGCCCTAGCATCTGGTGAGGACATTTCCAAGTCCCTCATCAACGTGGGTGCTCAAGAGATGTCACAGTACGCTGTTAATACTCTCTACGACGCTCGTAGCGAGGTCGATGATATTCTTGGTACACCAACTCAGTTTAGAGGTGCACAACCTCATACGTCCGATACAGCGACCCGAGACGTTATGGTCAAACAACAGGCTGGTGCCTTGCAAGATGACCTCGTCGCTGCCGTTTCTGATGCTGCTGAGAACTATTACCAGATCAAATTACAAATGTTCCGTGTCTATTTCGACGAAGATCACCAGTTCGCTTGTAAAGGTGGAGATGGTAAGTATGTCTTTATCACGTTAAATGGTGAAAGTATTGATGAGAATGTAAAGATTGGCGTACAGGCTGATTCCATGCTTCCACTTGATAAGGCTCAGATACGTATGACCGCTATGGATCTATGGAAGGCTGGCCAGGCAATTGACTATCGCACACTTATGGACGATCTTGGTCTTCCAGATCCAGAGGTACGAACCGAGCGCTACCTCAAGAGTCACATCGATCCTATCAACTTCCTCCGTTCTATCGAGGTCACACAAATCGATACAGATGCGGAATCAGACATCCAACTCGTTATCATGGGCAAAGACCCAGACGAGCGAGACAACTACAGTGCTGACTACATCAACTACTTCAACCGTGTCATGGCAAGTAACCGCTTCCAGAAACTCAAACCAGATGTACAGCAACGTCTTGTTCAGTTCTTCGCCTCAATACAGCACATCGCTACTGCCTCGGCTAACCTACAAGGCTCCATACTCGATGCGGCTGGAATTGTTGATGATAGAATGCCAATGCCAATTCCTAAGACGAGTGTCAGGATTGTTGGTGCAGTTGACCCTAACCAAAGTGCACAGCTTGCAGGTGTTCAACCAGATAACCCACAAGCTCCGCCAGCCCCTCCGGGACAACCTAGTCCTAACACATCGGCTCCACAACCACCCGCAGCGCCCCCAATGCCATAAATGATACAATAAGTAAAAAGGAGAACACATGACAGCAGCTAATGACGTTCAAGATGAACAACCACAGGAAGAACGAGAAGTTCGTTTGGACCCGGCACAACAGGCCGAGTGGGGCGATGTTTCTATTGCCGGACACGAAAAGCCAGTAGATGAGACTGAGGAAGAAGTTGTTGAAGACGAAGAAGAACAAGAGGAGATTGTCGAAGAGCATGATATTCCTGCTCCACTTGTCACTGTAGAAGACCCAGGTCAGTACACACCAGCAGACTATTCGTTTGAAATTACCTTAAATGGTAAGACCACCAATATTACCTCAGTGGACCAAGCTGAGAAGTTTGCGGATGAACATGCTGAAGAGTTCACAGCCAAGGACTTACTTGCATTTACTCGTAAGACGAACCGTATGGAATCAAACCTCGAACGAGACAAAGAGGAGTTTGAGCGCAAACAGGCTTCATACAAGGAACAGAAGCAAGCAGAGGACGAACGACAAGAAGCTATAAATAATATAGCAAATGAGATTACCTACCTTGTTAGCAAAGGTAAACTGCCCAAGGTGTCTGCTCAATATGCTACAGCAGACTGGTCAGATCCAGATGTTGCCAAACAGAATGGGGTTAAAGAACAAATCGAACTTCTCGACTATATGCGTAAGGAAAACGACGCACGCATTAAATCAGGGCTAAAGCCCCTTACGTCAGCAGTTGATGCGTACAACGCCCTTCAACTTGAAAAGCGAGACAATGAAGTAGTAGATGTGGATAAGCAACGCGCAGCAGCTCGCAAGAGAGCTGGTGGACGTGTAGCGGGCAACTCGCCTAATCCAGTTAACATCGCACCTAAGGGAATTTCAGTAGGACGCACCCTCTCCCTGAGTGAATTAGATAGTTTCTAGTATTGCATAAGTAATTGTGCTGTAATAGTATATTAGCAGAGGCAGCCCCACATGGAGCTGTTTTTGTTTTACGGCTCCAACGTTGCTAAACAACTATAAGGAGAATTGCATGACTGCAACAGCGCAAAATGATCGTGTCAATAACATTACTCTTGAAGATATTAACTCAAGTATTGTTGACACCGTAAACAAATCTAGTGAGATTATGAAACGAGTCGTGGCTAATCCTAAACCATGGAACGGCCGTAACTTCCGATCACCAATCTTCACCAACAACTCACAACTAGGTACGAGTTTTAAAGGTACTGAGACGTTCGATACTTCGATTGATTTCAACACTCAAAACATGACCTGGTACCCTACTGGGTATGCACAACCTGTCGGCGTTAGCTTGATTGAGCAATCTATCAACAAGACTCCAGCTGGTGTTGTTAACCTAACAGACGGTTCATACCAATATGCACAGAACTCAATGATTACTGCGCTTGGTCAAATCTTCTACGGCTATGGTATCGGTAACGACTTTGATGGTCTTAGCCTTATCGTTGACGATGGTACAAACACATCAACATATGCAGGTCTAAGCCGAGCAGCATTCCCAACAATCAACGGTTTCCTCATTAACGCTCCAGCTAACACACTTGACCTTGCGACCATGTATGCAGCAGACGATGGTTCAACCATCTCAGGTGATATGTCTGAAACAACCAACGTCATCCTAAGTGACCAGACCGTATGGAGCTACTACTCTAGCCTCCTTACTCCTGCTCAGTTTGCTACCTACAATGGTATCGGTGGAAGCTTCACGAACGGCAGTACAAACGTTGGTGGTCAAGCTGGTAGTGGTCTTAACCTAAAAGGTGGTGCAACTACTGTTGACTTCCGTGGTAAAGACTATGTACGTGACCAGAAAGCTCCAAGTGGTACTCAGTTCTTCCTAAACGAAAAGTGGTTCCAGTTCCGTAGCCTTCCAATCAACACACTTAACATGGTCGCTACAACTGAAACAGTAACAAACGGTGCCTACGACAAATACAAGGTAAGTGCCTTCCAGTTCCGCAACTACATCCAGCCTGTTGGTCAGCTTGCAGAAGTCGGTATCTTCGTAATGTACGGAAACCTTATCTGCTTGAACCCTAACCGTACAGCTAAAGTTAGCGGCATTACTCAGGTTTAATAGAAGGATATAAGGAGAATACATTATGTCACTAGCAGCAAATATTCAGATTACAGACCAAGATGTCTATACTCAAAGCTCCGTTACAGGTGCTGAGAAGCTAGGCCAAGTCGCAAGCACACCAAGCGGTAAGGTATTTCGATACTCAGTCGCTGGTGGTGCGCTTGTAGCAGGTCAAATCACACAGCCACTTGCAGTCACAGCTAACTATGCAAACCGTACACTCACAACTGCAGCTCCATTGCTTGCAACACAGGTATCTGTTCCACTTGGTACGACTGCAGCCCAAGATCTGTTCGTTGGTTACTACCTCGTTGTAGTAGATGGTACTGGCAAGGGTCAAGGAGCCTACTACATCAACGGTAACACTGCCGCAACTGCAGGGAATAGCAACACAACAGTCGTAGAGATTAGGGGAGCACTCAGTGTTGCTCTTGATACGACAAGCGTTGTAACGATTATTCCATCTCAGCAAACGAACACCATCCAACACACAGCAGCACTTGCTATCCCTGTAGGTGGTGTTCCAGTAATTGCCATTACGTCTGGATACTTCCACTGGGAACAAGTTGGCGGTATGGCATCTGTACTCAGCGATGGTGCAATTACAAAGAACGCAAACGCAGTTCCTTCGGCTTCTGTCGCTGGCGCAGTTGCGATCCAAGCGGATGCTAACGTCGTGAATGTCGTTGGTTACGCACCTGAACTTACTGTCGATACAAAGTACTCGCCACTCGTACTAACGATGGCATGTTAAGGAGGTTGATATGACACAATTACTTGAAAAAGGTTCAGTCATTGGTCAGTTTGTTAGTCAGTTCGGTTTAAATACTAAGAAGAATGTTGACTTCAGCGGCGCAACAACCGTAAAGCTTCCATCTGGTACAACTATTAATGGTGCCGCAGCCACCCCTAATACGATTACCTCAAACTCAGCACATGCTCTTGCGGTTGGCCCAAATGGTCCAAATAATCCAACATTTAACGTTGATGCTTCGACCAGTTCGGCGGCGACGGGTATTAACATTAAATCTGCAGCGGCAGCATCTGGTGTAGCCCTTTCTGTTTTATCGTCTGGCACTGATGAGACACTCACGATTGACGCCAAAGGTGCAGGGAAAATCAACATTGGTGCTACATCGACGGGTCACGTGTCTATTGGACGAGGCTCAGTAAAGCCGGCACTATTAAGTGCTACCATTACCGCTCTGGGAACAGCTCAAAACACAACCCCAACAGCTGCACAACTACGAGGTGGTGTTATTACACAAACAAGTGCGACCGGAGCAGGAACTTGTACACTTGATAACGGTACAAACATCTCAGCCTCCGTTGTCGGTGTTACCGTTGGTGACACATTCCAGTGTGTATACGCAAACCTAGGTGGTGGTCAAACAGTAACGATTACAGGTGCAACGGGATCAACGGTTGTTGGTAACGGTGCAGTAGCCAGCGGTAAGAACGCTGTTATGCTGTTTGTAAATACTGGTACTAACACCTGGAATGTGTACGTTAACGTATCAGCTTAGGAGTAAATATGACACATATTAATGCATTTTACGGCGATGTAGAAGAAGCTAAAAAGGTTCTTGATAGAGCTAAGGCCGACCTTAGCGCGGCAGTTGCCCGTCTCGAAGCCAAGAAGCTCGAAGATGGTCTCGTAGCAGAAACACCAGTACTAGAGAAAAAAGAACTCAAGCCAACACTGCCTAGCACGACAAAAGAGTAGTTGTCGTCACGATAAAGAAGCGTCGTTATTGGCGCTTCTTTGTGTTATATGGTATATTTCTATCATGAATAGAGAGTCTTTACTAGAGAAACGCGCAGCAGTAGAAACAGAGTTTAATGCACTTCAGGATGAGAAGAAAGCAGCACAGGCCAAGATAAGCGAAATGGATACAGAGCTCGTCAAGTTACAGGGTAAGTATCAGGCATACACCGAAATAATCGACGCTGAACCTCAAACTGAAACTACCGGAACAGCAGATCCAAACACTATAGTCGCAGAAGAGGGAACAGATGGCGAATCCTAAATATGCTGGTTTAACTGAGGTAGGTGTAGGAGCAATTGAACAAGACCAGACAAACCCTACGCCAACTCTTGAAGGTGCAAGCGAATACGAATACGTCACCCTAACAAATCCGTTGCCATTTACTTTTAAGGGTAAGGTAGCCCAAAGCCGTCCAGTGAATGCACCGGTTCGTATCGTTGGTGGTCGAGAGAGAGGAGTTGACGAGAATACCTTGAAAGCGGCTGGACTTGACCTGCGTAATCCAGATCATCCAAGTAACGCACACGTTGTTATACCAGTTGAAATTAAATCAGGTGGAACCATTAACCTACGTGGAGACGAAGCCCAAGTTATTGTCAGACAACTTGTAAATGAAATCCTTTCTTATAATGATCAGGTTCTAAAAATCGGCGCTCCGACCTATCGTAAAGAGATAGAAGACCAAGTTATTATTGCTCGACGAAGTATCGATGATCTTCTTGATAAACGATTATCTGAACGCGAGCAAATAGATGCTGCTATTGCTGAAAAGAACGAAGAGGTAGCCTTTCCTAACCTAAATCCCGACAAGAAGAAACCTGGACGTCCACCGAAGGTCGCTTGATATGGCCGTTGATGACGACATAGAAGCCAAGCAAGAAGAATTGGACATGATTCATCGGTCGGTGAATGCTCTGAAAAAGCAACACCAGGAGATACGTGCAGAGTTTGAGAAGAAACTTGATAAAATGTCAAAAGAAGCTAATAAGAAGTTAGCTTCTGAACTTGAGGACAAGAAAAAGGAACTCTCTTCTCTTGATAACGCCATTAAAGACGCCAGAAGTAGCGTTGAATCCGAGTCATTACGACTAAAAAATCTGCGAACAGAGTTAGAAAGCAACAGAGTATCACTTGAAAGCGAATGCTCTGATATAAAACAGGTGATTACCAACCTTAACGGTAGAAAGGTGTTTCTAAAGGCGGAGATTGACGCTCTAAATGAAGAAAAACACTCGTTGATCAAGGAGATTGACACCAAACATACCGAACTCACTGATACGAACGAGAAGATCAACGCGGCAAACGAATCTGTTGTGAGTATCAACCTCAGAACTGAGGAATTACTACAGAATTATGACTTTAACAAGAAGGAACTTGATCTAAAGCAGGACAAGGCAGGTAAACGTCTTCGTCTTACTCTCTCACAACTCGATATAGCGGCTAAGTCTCTCCACGAAGTCCAGTCTAAAGAGGATGGCATACGTCAAGAACTAGCCGAATGGCAAATGAGTCTTGATAGTAAGGAGTCGGCCCTCGACGGGCGTGAGGCACGTATTAATCAACAGGAAAAACGTACGTTTAACTACAATAAGTTCTCTGGTTTATAGTACAATATAGAGAGAGGCAGCCCCGTAATGGGGCTTTTATTATATGTCGAAATACATCAGTCCAAATAGCAGAGAATCAATTGGTGCATATGATGCCATAACACATGAGTTCTTTTATGTTGAGGGAACATCAGCAACCGGTGCAATTAATGTTAATGCCACAGCGTCTATTGCGGGGTCATCTATACCTATTACTGGCGCTACAACAGCTGTTGGGGTCGCCATTGTAGACGGGTCTGGTAATCAGATAACATCGTTCGGTGGTGGGACTCAATATGTTGAGGGGGTCACCACATCACCCGCAACTGGCACGGCATTTCTAGGAAGATATCAGGCATCGCCATCTGGTACATCAACAGACGGTGGTCTGTATGCTCCACTAATGGATAATTTCCATCAGTTAAAAGTTGTTCCAGTTGGTACCGTGACAGTATCTGGTACAGTTGCCGCCACTCAGTCTGGAACGTGGAACATAAACAATGTGTCCGGTACTGTATCTCTACCAACTGGTGCCGCTACCAGTGCCAAACAACCTGCGTTGGGAACGGCAGGAACAGCTAGCGCGGATGTTATCACTGTACAGGGTATAGCGTCGATGACGGCTTTAAAGGTAGATGGTAGTGCAGTAAACCAACCGGTCTCGGGAACTATTACAGCTAATATAGGTACAACTAATGGTCTTGCACTTGATACTAGCGTAAACGGTTTATTAGTCGCACAAGCATCTACCACCTCTGGTCAACTAGGACCACTTGTACAGACCGCTACTACTACATCTGCACCTACGTATACCACTGCTAAGACGAACCCGCTATCTACTGATACCTCTGGTAATCTGAGAACTTCTGTCAATAATACAGTCACCGTAAGTGGTACGGTAACGGCCAACGCAGGAACGAATTTAAACACCTCCCTTCTTGCACTTGAATCAGGGGGTAACCTCGCGACTCTTGCTGGAACTGTGACGTCATCCATTCTGCAGGGCAATGTTAAACAGATCAATGGGGTTACTCCTTTAATGGGGAACGGAGTAACTGGCACTGGTTCCCAACGGGTTACGATTGCATCAGACAACACGGCCTTTTCAGTGAATGCGACCCTAAGTGCTGAGACAACTAAGGTAATTGGTGTTACAAGAACGGCTGATGGTTCAGGTAACTTACTAACTTCAACAGGTAACGCCTTAGATGTCAACTTAAAAACCTCTAGTATCACATTGCCTGTATCGTTAACGAGCACAACTATCACAGGGACAGTGGCCGTTACCGAGAGCGGTACGTGGAATGTGGGTTCTTCATCGGCGACTGGTTCTTCCGTTCCGGCGAACGCCTTTTATGAGGGAGCGATTGCGAAAACGTCTCTTCCAACGGCCGTTTCTGATGGGCAACTTGTTGGGGACATGGCCGACAAGTTTGGTCGTCAGGTTGTCCTAATGAACTCGATACGGGATCTTGTTAACCCTATTACCCAGCTGACACTCACATCAACAACTACCGAAACGAGTCTTATCGCAGCAGCGGCAAGTACGTTTAACGATATTGTTTCTTTGGTCGTTATCAACACCTCTGCAACAGCGACCCAAGTTGACTTCAGAGATTCAACGGGGGGAACGATTCGATTAAGTATCTACGTACCAGCGGGTGAAACGAGAGGTATCGCTCTTCCTACACCACTGCCTCAGGCAGCAGTTAATACAGCATGGACAGCAAAATGTGGAACTTCTGTCGCTAGTGTAATCATAACGGGAAGTTATATAGCGAATAAGTAACATGGCGATATCTGTTGTACAATCAGTTTCCTCCAGCGCTAACTCGGCTACGTCAATCTCCCAGACCATTACATCAACTGGAGCTGGTAACCTGCTTCTTATTGCATATTCAGTGTCAAACAGTTCAGTGGGAACTACTATATCTGTAACAGGTGGCACTACCCAAACATTTACCCAGTTCATTACGACGTTAAACAGTGGCAATACGGGCCAGACGGATGCATGGTATGTAAAGAACTGTGCTTCAGGGACAACCCAGATAAAGGTTGCGCGTAACTCTGGTTCTGGACAAATGTCCATTGTTGTAACAGAAGTGAGCGGAATAGACACAACGGCACCTCTTGATAAGCAAATATCATCTACTGCCTCTGGTACGACAGGAACGACGGCTACAACGACTCAAGCAAGCGAGTTTTGGTGGGCCGTCTTTATGTCGGCATCGTCTGGTGCCGGTGGGCTACCGTCCGTGAGTGCAATATCATCCCCATGGACATCAGATCAGGCGACAAATAGCACCCTAGGAACAGGTAACACAGACGTATCGCTTGGCACTGCATATCAGATAGTCTCTACAACGGGAACAGCCAACGCAACAGCAACACAGAATAACGCGGCAGGTAATGGTACAGCAGGTTTTGCAGCAACGTTTAAGGCTGCATCTGCTGCTGTGGTGGTAACGGGATCAACTCTTCTAATGATGGGTGTTGGATAGTGCTATTTAGTGTATACTATAATTAACGGAAGCCCTGCATAGGGCCTTTATTTGTTTAAGGAGAATAGATGTCATATAAATACATAACAACTGGCACAACTACTACGGTTTCACCACGTCCCGTGTATTCTGCCTTGATTCAGGTGAACGCTGCTCTAACCGGCACAATCACAGTACAAGACGGATCAAACACAATAGCCGTCATCACAAACCCTACAGTTGGTCTTCAGTTCAGATATTGGGGATTACAAACAAGCCTTGTCGTGGTTACCTCTACAACTTGTGATATAACGGTCAACTTCCAATCTAATACACGGCCTAACTAATCATGGTAGATCTGGCAGCAACAATTTGGCGTCCTACTATCGGGGAAGGTGAAGCGACCCAATCTAATGGGGCCCTCATCACTACTGAATCAGGTCTAAACCTAACTACAGAGAGCGGTCTACTTTTGCAGATAGAAGATGGATCTTACACCGAACTTGCCTCTACAGTATGGGTGGAAAGCGAAGGAGAATAACATGACGAACATAAAGATAAGCGCACTTCCTACCGCCGTCAGTATCGATGCGATTAACGATTTCCTACCAATAGTAAACAATGGAAACCTTGATACAGAAAAGATTAACCGTAATGTTTTCTTAGGTATCGCAGGTGCGCCGCTTGGAACAACGGATAGTCAAGTTGTATCAAATAAGACCATTGGGGTTACCAATACTATAACCGCAAAGGATACCTTATTTACACTGCAAGATGATGGTGATCTTACGAAACAAGCAAAGTTTCAACTATCTGGTCTCACCACTGCGACCACAAGAACATATACACTTCCAGATGCGTCAAGTACACTTGCCGATATTTCTTCTTCTCAGACATTTACGAATAAGACACTCACCTCTCCGGTTATTACTGGTGGATCAATGTCCAACACGACCATTTCGGTGGACTCCATATCTGAGTTTACCGTTGGAAACGGTGTATCCATATCTAGCCTCAATATAAAAAATGGGAAATTGAATACCAATAACTCTGTGGTGGGATCCAATATAACAGCGGGGGCGGTCACACCTAACTCACTTGTGGCTAGTTCCGGTACCTCTTGGACATGGCAATCGTGGACACCTACATTTACTAACCTAACTGTAGGAAATGGTACACTAGTGGCCCGATACACGCAGGTGGGAAAGAACGTAACCGCAAGAATATCTCTCATATTTGGCAGTACTAGTGCAGTTAGTGGAGATGTCAGTATAACTTTACCGGTGACAGCTTTTACGTATGCTGGAGCGTCAACAGTAACTCCTCTCGGTAATGTACAGTACTACAATAACTCTACCATTTTTCTAGGAAACGTATCGATGTCATCTACGACATCGGCAGTCCTCAGATCCTACGTGGTAGCCTCAACTTACCCTGTTACAACGACACTATCATCAACGGTTCCATTTAGCTGGGCCGTCACTCATCAGTTATCGTGTCAATTCACTTATGAGGCAGCATAATGAGTATCACGTGGACAGACGCCGAAAATAAGATGCAGCGTATTGCCAGGGACAATTCTTCTGGTACACTTGCTCAACTGGATCAGGATTATAACACTGGGTATCACCTTTTTAACGCTAAATTAGCTCGCTATTATACCCGCGAGCAGCAGTTCACCAACATAATCACCAACCAGTCAATCTACCAAACGCCAGTAGATTGTCTTCGCATTACTGGTATAACTTCTCTTGTAGGTGGTTCTTCTGCTACTGGTTATTCATGGCCCCTTACCGAGATACGAAGCGAATACCAATGGAGGCAGATAACCTCGTACCGCACAGCCAATAACTGGCCAGCATGGTACATCTCTCTTGGAAACGACAAATTCCAGGTATGGCCTATTCCTTCTCAGAACGTCACCAACGGGTTCAGATTGTATTATCAGCCCCAGGATTCAGACCTGTCGATTGAGGACGTGACAAGTACCTCTACGAACGCTACAGTGACTGTTACCAACGGATCTACTCTCGTCACTGCAACAAGTGGTGTATTTAACCAAAATATGCGTGGTTTGTGGTTCCAAATAACCGGAGTAACTGATCTTACGTTCTACCAGATAATTGCCGTACCTACAAACTCTACTCTCACTCTCAAATCGGCATTTGTAGGGTACTCCGGAAGTAGCCAGACATGGAGAATCGGTCAACTATCTATCATCCCTCAGGAGTATGTCGACGCACCTATGCACTATGCGTTAGGAAACTACTTCATGTCTAAGGGTAATGAAGCAAAAGCACAATTCCATCTTGGTACGATTGATCGTCCGGGATTATTCTATCAACTTATGAAAGACTGTGATGAGGAGTACTCGAGTTCGCAGACTGGGTCGGTGATTACTAGCGAGACCATAAGATCAAACCCATGGCAATATCCACCATTACCTGGAGTGTAAAATGGCTATAAATATATCCACAAACGAGAATTTCTATGGAGGTGCAGGAACCGATAAAAAGGTCGGCATTAAACATGCATTTGCAAACTCACAGTCAATCGATTTTAGAAAGTCACCATCACAGTTTACCCTTTTAGGAAAACCAGTAAGAGAAGATAATGGTGCTGTAACAGACCTTGTCCAAAACGAGGTGATGATCAATACGGGAATGATGTACTCGTTGGGAAGTACTGGTAACATCTACACTCGAACTAACGCAGGTGTGTGGGGAAGGTTTGGGAGCATTCCGAACGCCTCGTTTGGTATGACGTACAGACAGGATCAGGACTCACTATACATAGCAGGTACTAAGGCAGTATCTTCGATTACTACCATCGCAGCAAAACCTACTCTCAACAGCGAATACTACAATATATCCCAATCAACCTACAATAACAATGACAATACTCCTGGGTTGAATGTCAATGCAGATCAATCAGATGGGGGTCTGACGTCTTCAGTGCCTACAACCGCAGCCGACAACTCTCAGGTACGATATTTTCAGACCGATATAGAGCCAATTAATAAGATAGGCGTACAGGTAGCCGCTCCAGGCACCGGTGATTGGACACTCACGATCCAGGATGGTCTTAACAATACGTTAGCAACGGCCACGATTACAAACGCCAACCTTATAAAGAATGACTGGAACTACTTTGTTTTTTCTGCACAGGTACGGGTAAGTGTTGCCCCAGCGGCACAGACGTATCATTGGTCACTCGTTTCGACACAATCCGACGGCACGATATTCTCCGAGAACTCTAATGATATTTCCACGGCGAACATGCAACTATGGGCGGATAGGCTCGTAGCCACGTCTAATGGCATGCACCCTATGGCCCAGATACAGCAATTCGTTGTTATAGGGAATGGCCGTTATCTTAGCGTCTGGGAACCTCTCGGTGACCCAAGTCCGGATAATTCAGAATGGCAGCGTCACTATCTCCAGTTCCCGCCCGAATGGGAAGTGTGCGGGATTGCACAGATGAACGAATACATAGCTATAGCTTGTGGGAAAGTGTCTACCGATCCTACACAAGACCCACAGGACGGGATTATATTCTGGTGGGATGGGTTACAGGTTAATAAGTATAACTACTTCACACCGATTCCGGAAGGAACACCGTTCGCAATTCACTCCTACAAAAATGTTATCTATTATGAGGCTGGGGGTTCATGGTACGCCATATCAGCGGTTGATTCTCAGCCGCAGAAAATACGTCTTCTACCTTTCGGGGAGAATGGGTACAACAATAGTAATAACCAGACAATTATCTATCCGTATGCGGCCGCTACTAGAAATGGTATACAGTTGCTAGCATGGCCTTCTCTCACAAATAATACGAACATACCATATGGAGTATATTCGTGGGGCCTCACTGATACTACCCTTACTAATTCATTTGGATATAGCTACCTCCTTTCAACGGGGTCAACAAACTGGTCCAATGCCAACAACCTTACTATCGGAATGGTAAGAAACTTCGGTGATACACTGCATATATCTTGGAGGGATGACTCAAATAAGACTGGCCACTATGGCGTTGACGTGGTTAATAGCCAGTCGCCCATTGCCTCATACGCCACTTGGGAATCACTTATTCATGACAATGGATATGTGGGTAAACTCAAAGAAGGTCTTTATGTGAATGCAACATGGCTTCCGCTTCCTGATGGAGTACGTGTACGCCTTAAATACTCTATTAACAGAGGTGATTGGAAATATTCTGATTATTATTCAAATTCCAGTCCCTGGTTCTCAGGTAATACGGCGACATATGCTAGCTTTTCCATAGGACAATCTGACAATCAATCCAGGTACAACGAAATACAGGTCGGGATCGATGTGTATTGCGATAATAACGTCTTTCTTACGCCTACCGTAACAAGCGTGACACTTGTATTTGACGACCTTAGAGACGAGGCACTGAACAATGGGTAATCCCGACTATTCCAACAGCGGTTCTGGGTACACATCCGTAAATAGCCAACCAATAGTTGGAGCAGATCTTAGCCGTGTGTTGCCAAGACAGAATTCGACAGGTTCCACAAGGGGAACGCAACAAGTAGGTCAAGGTGGATCAGCCATAGATGGGTCTAACAACCGGATCATTATTCAGGCGCCAGATGGATCTTCTGTCGGTATTGGGAATATACCGAGTACTAACAATGAGTATGGCTTCTTCTCACTCGATCCTTCAGGGAAATTAATAATGAAGATCGTTAATGGTACACGTTATATATATAATCCACAGGATAGTTTTAATAATGTCATGCAAGATGGAATTCTACCAGATGGATCAGGAGGATGGGCCGTTGCCTCAAAGGGTAATAACGTGGCCGATGGTTTCTCCTGATGATTACTAATCCCAACGTTCTCACTATGGCTGTACCTGCCTATGACATCGATAAGATAATAGGTGTCTTTGAAGGAACACTAGTATCTCCAGACCCTGGTGTAAACGGTAGTAACTACACCGAGTACACTTTTCCAACCACCTTTAATGACACCTGCCTCACTAGATGTGTGTTTTCTGTGGACGGGGGATTAACAAGAAACGACGATAATATGCCCGTATCCTATACTGACGGTGGTCCAGTTGTATATCCTCTAAGCGCCTCATCTTTCTCACGAAATAATGTAGTGGGGATTGGCGTTGCTAATAGTTATGTCGTAAGTACGTCAGGGCACTCTCAGGCGTATACTGTTCAGTTCAAAATATACTGTTACGCAAAAACGAACCAAGGAATAATCACGCCACTTCCTATACCGTCCGAAATATCCTATCGTACTCCTAACAACTTTGAGAAAATATACCAACAAGGATTCCCTAGTGTCACGACATCTACTACCATAAAGATAACAGAGACGTTTTTATATAGTCTCAACTACGTTCCTGATACTAAGGCGTCTATAGAATACACATCAGGCGCCAGAAACGGTTCAATATGGCCTCTATCAAGCGCTCTGCTTGGGGACCTAACACTGCAGCCAGGTCAGGTAACGGCTCTTGCTACCATAACGCCAACTTCCCTAACATATACGTTCGATGCAACATCCGCAGGGGCAATTAGTTTTAACTTGCACTATAGGATATACACCGATGATTGACATGAGAAGGATAGCCGCATCTTCTGGGTTTGCAGGATTCCAGAACTATACGATCATCACCCCCACAATAAATCTACCTGCAGTTGTTATTCCTGCTGGTGGAGAAACTGGCCAAATAATATCCACATTCAATTTGAATAACTCTAACGCCGTGTCACGTATACGCATTAACTATCAGACAGAAGGGGCTAACTGGTACCAGGTAGAGGGTCCTTTAAGTACGTTCTCCCATGGTATAACGACAGGATACGATATATTTACAATCATAAACTATACAAGTAGCGGTGTTTTAAGCGTCGTAATAAACGAAATCAACCTGACCGTTGGATCGTCCGTTTCTGTCCCGGCACAGGTTATAAATCTAAGCGCTAGATTATTCCTTACTCCTTTTTAGGTATGTATTCTAATTAGCTATTTAAGATGGTATCATATCAATAGAGGAAGCCCCAATCAGGGCTTTTATTTGTTTTTAGAGGAACACACATGCAAAATTCAGGACAAGCTCTTGCACAAGTACAACAAGCCCAGTCGTCAGCAATGAACCCTAATCAGTACCTTGCTCAGGCAAACCAGAGTTTAGGTGTAAATAGTGCTCAGGATACAGTTAACGGACTTCAAGGTGCCATAAACTCATCTACTAAGCTGCTTCAACAAGTGGCTCCTTCTGTTATGGGACGGACAGCCAACTCATTGGTCAATTCTGCTCAGGCGAGTAAACAGATACAAAACGAACAGGCTCCTATATCCCAAACTCTAGGAAATCAGACAACCGCATATAACCAAGGTGAGCAGAGACTTGGCCAACTCCAGACTGAGGCTAACCAACAAGCGCAGGGTAACTACCAAGCACAACAGGATAAACTTAGTTATCTCCAGAATATCTACAATACTATGTATCAGCAAGAGAAGGACCAACAAGCCCAGGCAAATGCTCAGGCCGCCCAACAAGAGCAGATACGTCAATTTAATGCCCAGTTGGCTCTAAACCAGCAGAAGGCTTCGGCCGGATCAGGTGGTTACGATCTATCTTCACTACTGGGCAGTTTGGGATCATCACAATATTCAACTGCCACAGATAAGAGTGGTGGAACGCAATTCGCCTATCAAGGAAAGCCTATCACAGCAGCGCAATACTTTACTGCGCAAGGTGGTGGATTTAATGACGTTCTCAGTTTCCTTAAGTCTGATCCGCAGAGTAAAGCAGCCTATGCAGATGCATCGTCTGGTAAATACACTCCTGCTCAGTTGACGCAAAAGTATCCTTATATCTTTGGAGGTGTGTAATGGGATTTTGGGATTCATACCAGCAGAGTGCTCCAGCGCCGCAACCACAACAGCAAGGACCTGGTGGTCTACTTGGGTTTGTTCAGGGTATAGGGAAATCTGTCGGTAACGATATAAATACTGTCGGAAATGCTTTTGGATCTGGAATAAATTTCTTTGCTAATCAGTTAAACGGAACCAATGCCCAACGTCAGCAGGATATAGTTAATAACACACTAAAGGCTCAGAAACTACAACAGGAGGCCAATACAACAGGTATTCTTGCGCCTGGCCAACCCGCCAAGTTACAACAGCAGATTACCGGCCTTAAGAACATTAATACAAGTCTTACTAACCAACAACAAGCACAACAACAGGATGTCCAACAGAATAACAATCCACTAAAGGTTGGGGCTGCTGGTGCTAGTCTCCTTATGGATACGACAGGTCTTGGTGCAGGGGGGGGACTACTAGCAGGCGGACTCAAACAGGCAATCGGTCAGGGTATAAAACAAGGTGCATTATATGGTACCGCTCAAGGTGCCTTGCAACCTATTAAAGATACAGGGAATATTAACTTGTCAGATATAGGTGGTGGTGCTGCCACTGGTGCCGCAAGTGGTGCTCTATTCGGTGGGGCTGCTGGTGCGGCAGGTGGTCTACTGAGTAAGATAGGTGCATTGGGTAAGAATGCTGCAGCAGATACAGGTGCCGCGTCTGCCGCATCAACTGGAAACAAAGTGCAGAACTTCCTCAACGATAAGGGTACCCAAATGCAGGCAAGGGCCGGAGGATATGGTGTTGGAGAAGGACAAGGCGGTAAGTCGCTCGGTTTCTTTGATAGCGCCCAGATGAATCAAAATTTGGCTAACGAAGGAATAAAGGCCGGATCACCGGCCGCACGTCTGAAAGCAACCGAAACGGCACTCAACCAGCGGGGCCAACAACTCGATGATGCTGTAAGCCAAAACAATTTACCCGTGTCCCAGGCCGACAAACATCAGATTGCCTCGGATTTCATGAATCAACTTGAAACGACCCCTGGTGTAACAGATCAGGCTAAGAACCTAGCGGAACAACATATTAACACATTATTAAAAGCTGGTAATGATACCAAAGCTCTAGTTGACTTTAAACGAGGTCTCGATACTAACGCGATAAATTATAATGCAAATCCTGATGCTGCCACTTCCGCTAATCAACTTGCAAGTACAGTTCTTAGAGGTACGCTAAAAGATGCTATTAATTCGAGGGTACCAACACTACAACCACTCAATGATTCCTATCATAACCTTTCTGATGCCGCCGGTTTCTTAAAAAGTGCATCCAAAAAAATATCCAATCAGAGTGAGAGTGCAGGCGGTGGAATTGCTGGACGTCTTCTCACGAATGAGACCGCCCAGGCTGTCAAGTCACAGGCTGGTGGGCTGCTACAGAAAATTAGTGGGCAACCTTCTCCTTCACTTGCCACAGCACCAGAGATAACATCGGTATCTCCATCCACACCTCCATCAGCACCCGCTGAAACTCCTCAGGTAGCACAGGCTCCAGCTCTACCTACCGGTCTTAAAGAGACTGTACAAGCTGCTAAAAGTATTTTACCGGCTGCCCAGGCTCGAGGACTCTTGGGTTCTATCGCTGTTCCATCAGCTGCAAGGGCTGCTGCAATAGCACCACAGGTAGCTCAACAAGACCAGCAAATAGCTAACCCTCAACCTCCATCCGATCAGTCAGCAAGTAATCTAGACGTATCTTCTCTACCTAGTGATAACTCTGGTAACATATTTAGCCAAGGTAATATACAGAATTTAGTTCTGCAGGATCTTCAAAGAAATGGTGGAAAGAACGTCAGTTCATTGATAGCGCTGTATAACGCATTCGGAAAGGGTAACGATAATCTAACAACTAACCAGAAAAACGAGGTTGTGAGCCAACAGAAGGCTCTAGATTCCCTAAAAGTATATACAGATCGTCTTGCTTCGGCTGGAGGTGGAAGCGGTCCCCTTCTTGGCGCACTACAATCTAGTGTCTTAGGAAACTACATTGCACCACAAGCGAAGGCTCTGGATGCACAACGTATAGACATCGCAAGTGCTATCGCAGGATCACTAAACCCACGTGGTACGGTGTCACCTACAACAGCAAGACTAATTGCGGATGCGCTTCCTACCATCTCGGATACACCTGAGGTTGCACAGGCAAAGATAGACGGCCTTGTAAGACAGATCAAGTCTGGTACATTTAGCGCGGACACATCGGTACCACAACTACAACAACAGGCATTAGCATCACAATAAGGAGAAATATATGCAAGATCCATCCATGTCAAAGAATACAACTAAAAAAACGGGAACATTCAAGGGTAAACCTAACACCCTAGGTGGTGGTGGTAGATTCGCCCAAATGCAATCTAAGGGTGCAAGCCCCGCTTTAGCTGCCTTTATTGGACGTAAAATTTATGGAAACAAGAAAATGTCAGCTATGTCGAGTGCTGGCAGAAAAGCCGCTTCTTAGAAGTGCCCATAGAGTATAAAGGGTAGTAAAGACCATACGAGAAATATAATTAATAGGGGCCATAGAGCTCCTATTATTATTCCCCCGATAACAGCGACCAACCACCCAAATAGTAGTCCCATGATAGGACCCATGTAAGATAACATGTATATCCATATGATTATGAACGATGCTCCTCCTACCCAGAAGGCCCCTGTGATGTATGTACTATATTTCATTGCTGCGGTTCTCCTAACACGGATACTATAACAAAAATATAATTATGTCAATCAGATGCTATACTTCCGCATGGTCTCATCGTCGTATAATTCTCGTGCTCTTTTAGGGTATGCTTTGATGAATTCCCTCGGGTCTACCCTTTGGGTAAGCTCACGACGATATTTAGTTTGCTGTTCACGTTTATAGTACTTGTTCGTTGTCTCAGCGCCCTGTTGAAGCTGAGAGTCGAGACAAGAACTACAACCAGAAAGTATCTTACCTTTTGCTATGATGCTTCTTATGAGGTCAGTTTTCTTATGGCAGTTTGTACAGATCATGAGTTAAGTTTCCTCATTAACGCTTCGTGTTCCTCTTTGGCTCGTTGTTCGACCGAATAAGGATCAAGAATATCGCTCTTCTTTTCTATAGGTTTTTTCACTTCAACTTTGTTCTTGAGGGATTGTTTTATATCATCTATTGATTTTAGGATACGCTCATACACATACCCGATGTACAGAGCAGCGAGGATTGATATAACCCACGCTAGCTCTATCATTTCACCTCGTCATCAGCGAATGTAATCATGCCACCGGCGATAATACCATTGGCGATAGTGTCGGTGGCATTGACGATTGTTTGTTCTGTGACCAACTTAGGATCGATAATTCCATCCTTGATCATATCAACAAGACCTTCATCTTTTCTAAGATTAAATCCAAATCCTTTTGGTGCTGCTAGAGCTTCATTTAATCTCACCTCAGATGGTAGGTTGGCATTAATGAGAAGCCTTTTGAACACTTCACGGAGAGACTTTTTATAAATATCACTAAGACCCTCAACCTTACTAAGTTCAAGTAAGGTAATACCACCACCAGCGACGATGCCATACCTGCTGGCAGCTCGTGTTGCGTTAATAGCGTCTTCGATCCTAAACTCAAGTTCCTCTTTAGCTGAATCAGTTGGGGCACCGATGCGGAAAAGGGCAATCTTACCCTCAAGTTTAGCGACACGATCTCGAAGACGCTCAACAACAAGATCGGATACCTCAACTTGGATAGCATCTTTAATGTCTGCGATACGTACTTTTAGGTCTTCTGTGTCAGTCTCACCAAAGATTGTAGTTTCATTCTTGGTTGTTACGACACGATCGATTGTGCCTAGATAGGAGCTATCAAAGTTACGCATGTTTGTTATATCTGATACCGTCTTGCACTGGCTATAGATTGCAATATCTTCAAGTAGTTCCTTGCCCATCGAACCAAAAGATGGCGGAGGGGTGACAATGATGGCGTCTAGGGCGCCTCTATTTATAGCATCTACAATAGATGCGTATGCGGCGTCTTCTATGTTTCCTACGAGGAGCATACGAGGAATCTCTCCACTACCAGGTTGGATACCCATATTGTTGGCAGCGGCCGTAAGGAGCTCAAAAGCATCTGATTTTGACCTAATGGGTCGGACACACACGACAACGGCAGGGCTGACCAGTTCCTTCTTACCAGATTGTAGGGCCCTAAATCCAGATTGTAGGTAGTAACCGTCCACGTATTCACGTTCTACGGAGTTTACGGGGGCCTTCTCGGCAATGATACCGCCTTCATCTCCGACATATTCTATAGCCTCTGAGATAAGCTTCCCAAGCAGAGGGTCACCAGATGACACCGTCGCAACGTCTTCGAGTTGACCCTTCTTAACTAACTTCGTCAGCTTCTCAAGTTTTTCAAGTAATAATTCCTGGTCTGCTTTTAAAGTAGCATTAATGTCCATAGGATGCATGCCAGCAGCGATTGCTTGGTTACTGTTCTTGAGAAGGAAATAACTTAGCCCAACAGTAGCGCTTGTACCGTCTCCGGCGATACGATTTGTCGTCTCTGAAGCTTCTGTAAGCATCTGTGCACCCATGTTCTTGGATCTATCAGAAAAGTATACTGCTCTGGCAACCGTAACACCGTCTCGCGTAAATACAGGTCGTCCGAATCCTTGTTCAATAACAATATTTTTACCACGTGGACCGTAGGTCTTGATAACCTTTTTGTATACTTCGTACGCACCTTCTAACAACTTAGATTGTGTTTCGATTTCATCAATTAAGATTCTATTCTCTTTTTTAGTAGCCATGTAATATTCTCCCAGTATTATCTACAATCTAAAACCACCTGATCGAACATCGTCTACCAGGTATGCACTTGCTCTTTCTTCATCATCCCAAGCGAGTACGTCGGTCATGTTTAGCAAGACGAATTCCTCATCTCCTTCTTGGAAGCGGCGCCCCTTGTCCTGTAGGGCTTCCCAATAAATAATTTTGCCTAAGAATTGCTTGTAATAGGAAATAACTTTATCAAGTAGTTCTTTATTAACAATTGAATGCTCAAAACTGAAGGAATGAAATCCTAAATAAATGATCTCGTCTGGCACTTCAACAACAACACCATGTTCTGTACCACTGTTATTTCCTTCAAATCCGAAACTATCTTTAGAAACGCGAACCTTAATTTTATCGTTTGCTACGTGCAGCATATTAACTCCTATAAAACAGTAAATCCATCACAAACCGCAGCGCTTGTGATGGATTTGTTACTTTATAAGCTGCGGCTAACATATACGTAGTATAAACTGTTGAAAAAACCACGTCAATATTCTATAGTCTAGGTAACGGAAGCCCTGAGAAAAGGGCTTTTATTTGTAATCAAACTTAGAGGAGTAATTTTGAAAATGAAGGTAGAAGTAGGCTCATTTACCGCGAATAGTTCCACAGTCGTTATTCTCTTAGACGACAGTGCCATGAACGTAAAAGGTGTGTGTTTTCAGGTGACACCATCCACAACAAGCAGTGCTGAGGCATCGACGGGCTTCGGCGATGGAGTTAAAAGCCGATCAAAGTCAATTCTTGTTGATGGAACGAAACACGAGTCGTATAGGTCTTCTACCTACTCAGTGATGCACTACCGCAATGTAAGTGGAACAAGTACACGTAAACTTGCTGGCTACATCTCTTCTCTTGCTAATACGGGTGAGATTGATCTTACTTTCGATACCTACGATGGAACATTAACAGTTGATTACATTGCTTACGGCGACTAATTATGGAACAACGAACGCAGACAGAGTCAGAACAGCCCGCCAAAGTCTATCAATTAGACGCTGTTATGGTAAAAGTAACCGAGGTGAATAACAAGCTCGATACCCTTTTGCAACAAACAAGCGGCCTTGTCACTACATCTCAACTCTCCGGTACCGAACAAAATATCAATGAAAAGATAAAAGAGGAAGTTGAGAAGATACACCTTGAGTATGGCCCTCTAAAGAGGAACATGAACTGGTTGTTTAGAACTATTGCAGGTGAGGCTATAATAATCGTAGGAGAAGCGATAATTATGTACATCGCCCTAAAGAGATGAAAAGACTGAAATATGTTGTATGGATTATACTACTCATAGCGCTTACAACGAGTGTCATTACAACGTATGTACTCTTACAGCGTGGTGACACTCTAAAACAAGATATTAAAAATGAAATAGACTCCAAATTAGAAAATATTCCAGTACCTAAAGATGGTAAAGATGCCACACCTGAGCAGATAGAACAGGCAGTTGCTAACTACTTAGTTAGAAATCCCGTTGAGAATGGTCAAAATGGGAAAGACGGGAAAAGTGCCACAGACCAACAAGTTCAGCAAGCCGTGGGGAATTATATGGCTAGCAATCCTATTAAGAACGGAGTTGATGGCACGAATGGAAAAGATGGCCAAGACGGGAGTAGCGGGGCGGATGGTAAAACCCCTCAGATCCAATGTGATACTATAAAAAACAGGTGGGAAGTCCGCTACTCTGATGACGAAAATTGGCAGTTACTTAATGGTCAAAGTGTTAAGTGTACAATAGGAACAGAATAAGGAGACAATATGTCATATAAATATATCACTGATTACAACTCGCCTAACTTTGCGACACCGGATCAATCGATGGCTCTATGGGGTGTCCCACGAACAATTGAGAATATCGCTATACATTGGTGGGGAGATCCCGCAACTAATCCTACGTTTGAAGGGGTTATAGCGCACCTAGACGATCCTAACAGTAATGTGTCAGCACATTATGTTGCTACAGGAGATGGACGCCGTGTAGCGTGTCTTGTAGACCCAGCGAACATATCGTACTCAACAATGGCAGACAATCCAAAATGTATTTCGATTGAATGTGATCCACGCTGTAGGGACGAAGACTATGATGTTGTCGCCGAACTTGTCGCAGACATCCGATCGGCGTATGGGTCAAACCTACCACTTGTTCCTCACAGACAGTTCTATAATACCCAATGTCCAGGGAACTGGGATCTTAACCGTATTAATGAAATTGCGAGTAGGAAGGTTTCGCATGATCCATGGGGTGCAGTCACCGACCTTAACCCTCCCGCTCCTCAACCTGTTGTCACGCCCCCTGTAGCTTTAGACCCAACTCCTGTGCCTGTTGATCTACCTCCTATCCCAGAACCTGATACAGCGCCTCCTGTGACGCTTCCAGCATCGTCTGTCCCTGCATCTATCTATCCACCTAAAAAGAACCTACTAGAATCGGTAGAAACTATAGCAACTAATATGGTTGTTACATTTTTCCAGGTGGCATTTGCAACATGGACGGCAGCAGGTTTTGGCCTTGATAAAGTAGTAATAGCCTCTGTTGTTGGCTCTGGAACATCCGCCGTATGGAATGTAGTTCTGAAACCTCTTCTTAAAAAGATCGGTTGGATTGGGTAATGAGAACCTGGTATAACAGGCATCAGGATAGTTTATCTGTTTCTGATAAGATAGCAGATAAAATAGCTTCTTTTGCTGGATCTATGAGATTTGTGTACATCCACGTTGTGTGGTTCTCGATGTGGATAGTGTTTAGGATTGAGCCTTTCCCTTTCGGTCTTTTAACCATGATAGTCTCTCTAGAGGCCATTTTCCTCACGACCTTTGTTATGATTAGTCAGAACAGACAAGAAGAGCGTGATAAGGTACAGGCCCAGCATCAGTACGAAACCCAAGAAATAGAGTTGCAAGGTATTAGAGGTATTAACGAGAATCAGACGGTCATTCTTGAGCAGCAGAACAAGATTCTCGAGAAGCTCTTAAAGAAGTAATGGACACTTTTCTGCAGTTCCTTAATCAAAACTTCGGCTATCCTAATGGAAATCTATGGAGCAATATAATCGCTTCTGTACTCTTAGGTATACTTGGTTTCTTATGGGGAAGAGCATTTGAGAAACGTTCCATGGATAGACATAATGAGATACTGGCCTCTCACAAATCTCTCACGAATAAGATTGATAAGTTAAAGAAGTAGTTTATACTGAACGTACCACCTTGAATGGATTTGGTAGTATAGGCAAAATCAAAGACTCTGGTATTTAGCCAGAGTCTTTTGCTGTGCAGTTCAATCAACGACGCACGTTCATACTATATCACACGAACAATTTTGATAGCAGGAGTATATTGCCAACCCTTCTGATCGCATACTTTACGTATAAACTCCTCTTTATCTCCTGGCTTTCCTATCTTGTTCCAGTGTTTTACTATAATGAACCTATTAAATCCGCTTAGTGGTGGTTTCATATCTCTCCTTTCTTTTTTAAATTATCATTCTACCATATCGATACAAGGATGAGGAAGCTACTGTGAATGAGGTAAAACGTAAATCTAACACCAGTACAAACATATTTTTGGTACTTTTTTCTATAGTAACCATCTTTTACTTTTGGTCATCCGCCTTACAAAAATCAACTGATGACTCCAGATTAAAAGACGATGTTGACGCTATCAATTCATCTCGGTTGCAGAACTGTATTGCAACGAATGTAGTACCAATCGAGAACAATGCTTCTGCCGCCTCAACTGCTCTTAATGCGTGCAAGTTAGAATACGCTGCAAACTAGTCCTTATTACCCACTCACAGCCTCTTAATGACGTTTTAATGAACATTACCTAGACATTTACTACTTCGGTGTGAAAATCTAACGCCGCACAATCTACGTTTTAAGACGCATCTTTACTGGGGTGGTACGTTTTTCTCTCTATTTTTAGCCCCTTGGACACTAGATGTAGTACTTGCTAAGTAGAACTTATATTACCTAACAACTAGTAGTAGAACGATTATTGCTGTTATTAAAACAATAATGAACGTGTTTTGCCTTGTTGTTGGCCTATTTACGTGCTTCATTAGGTGATCTAGTTTTGGATCTTTCATTGCATATACCTCTTGCATAGCCATGTAAAGTATCGCTGTGGGCTGCGGTTACTCTTTAGTGCTATCTCTAGATTATTGTTTATTACTGACTCGCTAAGGTTCCACGCCACCTTACAATAGTACTCACGGTATTCTTTTCCTACATTCAATTTACGCATGATCATATCAGCGATGGCGTCTACCTGATTCTCCGTTTTACCTCTCCTAGCTACTACATTGTCATTGACATTGTTAATTTCAATTCTTGAAATTCCATTGTCATTGTTACTGGTTACAGAGGTCATTAATAAGATTCCTTTCCAATTAGTAATAGAACCGATTAAATCGTTGTTTTATCTGTATGCTGGCCAGCAATTATTTGCATCCACCCTTGTGATTTGCTATAATACCAATAGGTAAATTAGAGACAAATTCTAAGAACTTCCTCGGGTAAAACCGAGGTTTTTCTATTCTGGGTGAACTCTCCCCCTCAAGTCTTTAATGGTAAATTAGAGACTTTTAGGTTATTATCATTCTACCATATCGATACAAGGATGAGGAAGCTACTGTGAATGAGGTAAAACGTAAATCTAACACCAGTACAAACATATTTTTGGTACTTTTTTCTATAGTA